CGTCTTTGTGTTGCAGCTTCTACAGCATTATCGTTTGCTATTTCAGCCCTAGCATCGGCACGATCTTCCAAAGCCATTGCACGTTTTTGTTTAGCTGCTTCACGAAGACGATCACCCGCACCTTTAGCAGCATTGCCCACTCCACCTAACAATCCTGCACCTAGTAGTTCTCCAATGTTCATACCATTTCCTCCGGCTGCTGTGGCTGCGCTTCTGCCTGTGGCTGCGCCATCCTGTCTTTTTCTGACTTCTGTTGCATGGATCTAAGCGCTTTCATCAAGGTTGCATAAGATGTTCTATCTTCATCGCTAAGTGCTTCTTTTTGAAGTTCGTCATCGGCTTTGGCAATGGCTGCGAAGAAAGACTCTTCAATCATTCGTGGGTCTTTATCCATTACGCCAGCTTTAATGGCAACTTCACCAAGAGCTTGAGATAGCTCAGCCATAGCCATAAGCATTACGCCAGGCTCTATGCGTTTACCAGACATTCTCAAGCTGTTAATCGACATTACCATGATCCTAGCAAGGATCACTGCCGACTCCTGTTGCCCACCTACGCGCATCGTCTCAAGGAATGATTCTTGTGAATCGTACAGAAGATTTAACATCTGCCCAGAGATGACTTTATAAGTTTCATCTGCGTTTGCGTCAGCCCCTTCGCCACCTTCAGTTTCTTGCTGAGCGTTTTGAATCAACCCCTGTTGTGGCTGTTGGACGTTTTGGTTTGGAGCTTGTTGCTCTGGCTGTTGCATATTATCTACTGGCATAATTTGTTCCTAAAACTTATAGTTATTGAAAATAGCTAAATAGCTTTCTAAAGTCTGGTACTTAACAGTGTCGCTTTCTGCCAAGTCTGGGTTTTCAACTGAGCCATCTGGGGTATTGACTACCCCTTCAGAAGCGCCACCCTGACTGTCAGCGACAGATACTAATTTATCTTTATTTTCAGAAACTGTTTTTGCTGTATTGACTGCATAATCAAACTTCTCTTGCAGCGTCATATCATCGTTGTACATAAACTCTTCTAACAAACCAGCCCCTGGGATGAATAGACCGAATATACTTTGAAGCATTTTCGTACCGCTACTTGGGTTTTCTTTACTATTAAATATCACTTGCTCTTCTGGGGTCATCGAGTCCCAAAAAGCTTGGGCTTCAACAGCACTAGCAAAACCAAGATTATCTCTAAACTTTTCTAAACTAAGAGTAGTGGATTCTGCCGCATCAATATTCCCATCTAAGTTAGAATCAATAGTGGCAAACTCATCGCTATCACCAAACCTCTCAGCCTCAGTAAAGCCATCCACTGGCGATACCGCGTCACCGAATATAGCCTTCTTATCTTGGTCTTGTGAGAACTTTAATAAACCACCACCACCCGTGTATTCGCTACCATCTGCGCCATTGATTGCTTGATTGAATGCGCCCGTGAATGAAGAGTCTATTCCGTCTTCTTTAACTACTTGAGAAGACAAGTCGCCCATAGGGTCGGTGCTTCCTTCCGCTGCTAATCTCTGCATAGCAGTATTGTCTTGACTGTTTGCTACCCCACCAATGGCGTTGCCGTAGCTGTCCGTGATGTTAGATCGACCACGTTGTAGCTGCCCAGAATCGTACATATTTTCTAGCGACTTGGCCCCAGCAGCCTTGTTCTTTTCTACCCATGCAGGATCGTAATTGCCTTCACCCTTTAATGATTCCTTTAGCCAATCGGGCATCCAAGAACTAACTAGACCAGTCTCTTCAACAGATTTATCTGTCTCTATTGTCGTTCCAATTCTGGTGTTAAGTTTATCAACGGAGGCTGAGTTGTCTCGTTCTATGCGAAGCGCTTCAGCTTTAGCAGCAGTTTCTTTAGCTAACTTTTCAGCCGCAGCTTTAGTCTCGGCTTTGGCAGTTGCAGCGGCATCAGCAGCAGCAGCGGCGGCAGCATCCAATTTTGCTTGAAGAGCAGCTAAGTCTGTTGTACTTAAATTATCAACGGCAGTAGCAGTGCCAGTAGCAGTTCCAGTAGCAGTTCCAGTAGCAGTTCCGGTGTCAGTGTCAGTTTGGGCTAGGGCTAGGTTAATAAGGCCAGTCCCGTCGTCTGCTCCTTTAGCACTGTTTTCTGCCGCAGCTTTAGCTGCTTTACCTTCTGCTTGAGTTATTGCACGTTTAGCTGCTGCGTCTGCCATAGCTTTAGCATCAGAAGCTTTTTTATCTGCCATAGCTTTAGCATCAGAAGCTTTTTTATCTGCCGCAGCTTTAGCTGCCAGACCTTTTGCCGTGACGACGTACATACCATCCTTGTCGTATTTGGCATTGCCAAGTTTAACTTGTGCGCCTTCAAGCTGTTGACGAACATCATCACTTTGAGTACCGCCGCGAGTAGACTTTCTGTTTCTTGTTGTTTGGGCGTTTCCGTAACCATCATCAATGCTTGGCATGATCTAACTCCTTTAGTTTCTAGTTAGCTTTTGAAAGCAAGCCGTTAGTAAGTAAACCACCGTTGCTAGTAAGATTACCTGTGTAGTTTTCAACTGGGGCGTAGTTGATTCTTTTGCGTTCTTCATCTCGTCTGGCCTGTTCTGCATCCGCTTCTCTTGTTCGTTGAGATGCCGCGTTGGTCAGCATCTGCAAAGCAGCGCCACTGACAAAGTCAGCAGCCGCTTCGTTTTTACCTAACCAGTCGAAAGCTGTTCCAACCTTATCAAAAACTGTATTCCAAAAGCTCATATTAAGATCCTGTTATGTTTTACTTTTAAATTCTTCGCTATTTTGTAAAATAGCCGTTAGCTCTGCGTCTGTCATACCGGTAGCCAAACGAGGGCCGTAGTAGTTCTGGCCAGCTTCACCTGCGGGTCTACCTAAAACTCTCTGATAAAGATTATCAATTCTAGTCTTGTTATCTAATACGCCAGCGGAGGGGAGTTTGGCCCAGTCTTTAGACCAAGTGGCTGAAGATGAATATAGTGTTTTCTGTGCTGTTAAATGACTGGTCAGCAGAGTCGCTTGGTCAGCCATCATCTTCGCCTTATCTTCTGCACTAATACCTTCTTTTACTTGAAGCTCTCCAACAGTTATTTGCGACTGACGAACAAGCTCACTGACTGACTGTAGATATGCGCCCCTAGTGTTAGCGTAAACCTGTGCGTCTAGCTTTCCAACGCCAAGGTCTGCATTCAACTTGGTTAGTTCAAGGCTGTTAGTTTGACCAAGTTTGCTTAGCGCAGTCTGCAACGAACCCTGCAACGTTATGTTCGCTGTTTCATACTCACTTAGGTTCTTTGCCTGTGCTACGGCATTGGTATGCTGTTGCGACAGAGTCGTAGTCTGCTGTGTTCTGTCTAACGCTTTTTCATCTGTAGCAAAAGTCTGCTGATCGTCTTGCAACGATGTCTGTTGCGCTCGACCTAATGCGGCTTCACCAGAAGCAAACGTATTCTGCCCTGTCTGCATTGAAGTTTGCTGCGCTCGACCTAATGCGGATTCACCAGAGGCAAACGTATTCTGCCCTGTCTGCATCGAAGTTTGCTGTGACCGGTCTAATGCTTTTTCACCTGTAGCAAACGTATTCTGCGCTGTTTGCAGTTTTAGTTGGTTGGCTAGGTTTGCACCAAGAAGACCGCCAGGGTTTGTTGTATCTGCGTAAGCGCCCTTTCCTGTTTGCTGTTGGAAGTTCTGGTTAGATAATCCAAACTGGTTTGCCGCTGTTTGGTTAGTTAGCCCTTGTTTGTTGTAAGTTGCCGCGTCCTGTTGGGCCATCGGCATTGCCGTGGTAAGAACGGCTTCTTCCCCAGCTTGAACACCCATTGAGCTATTTAACAAACCCCTTGAGTTTGCTGCTTGTGCTGCTCTGGTTTTAGCCCGTTGCAACAAGGGTGAGTTTGAAGCGAGTATCTTGTCCATTTGGCCAGATACAGTTTCGTCTGCCGACACTATTGAGCGCGTGGCTGGGCCTGTAAGCGTTGACGGATTTATCGGATCATTTAGTTCAAGGGCCATATCGGCGCTCCTATTAATTGCTGAAGTTCATATACTGCCCACAGTTATACCGACCTATGGCCAAATGTTTAAAGTGGGTTTTTAATTTAGGTTAAGTTACTTCTTCTTCATTACACTTTCAGCTAAACCACCACCGAAATAAAACATTACTATTGAAAGCATAATCCAATCAATTTGAAACTCTTGAAGAATACCTTTAACGGCTTCAACATTTTGTCCTTGAAAAGTCATAATGATTACTAGGACATACGTTGATATATAAGTTACTGCGAAGAGTGTTGCGAGGATTCGCTGGGCGATCTTGAATGGGGCATAACTTTGCATAAGCTGTGTTTTTGCAGCAGTACGAGCCTCGATCATCTCAGTATCAGACGTGTGAAATGAATCTATCAGATCCATTCCTTTTGAGATTACATCTCCACTGCCAAATATATTACTGAGTATTCCCATATTAATACTCTCCTGACCGAATCATATTCGTGATGGTAACGGCTCTTGATCCAACTTGTTTAGCCCATCGACTATCTAGGAACTCTAATGCTGCCGTATCGTAGTCAACGCCATCCATCGCCGCTAAAGCTTTCTTAAACCCTTTCATTCGCGGAAGGCCAATGTTAAAACACAAGTCAATCATCGCATCTTTTCGTACTTGGTCTAATGAGTTAAACCAATCAAAGCTGCGCAATAGTTCGCCGTTTACGCGTTTAATGTCATTAGCTAAAAGGTAGTCTATCTCATCGTTAGACAAGCCTATCCCTCCATCCTTGTCGATGTTGCGACCAACTCCAACAGTTATTTTGTTGGCAGAACATTCATATGCGTGAGTCTCCACAGACTCATGCTTCCGTAGCATCTCTATTATTTTACTCATTTTGGTATGTCTCCACTAAAATACACCCAGATTGCGAAAGCTCCTGCGCCTAATATCCATACAGCTTTTTTAACGACACTCTCACCTACAACAGAATAAAAGCGTTGGTATGCTTTATCAGCCGCTAGTTCAGCAATCTCGTCTTTTTCTGCATCTGTTAAGTTGCTCATCGTTTTATCTCACATAAAATGCAACGCCGAAAGCGGCTGCTATTATTACTATTACAATGCCGAACGCCTTGATAGCTGCCGACAGGTTTTCGTCTAGTGCCTTTTGTCTTTTGATCTTCTCTCTTACTTTCGCCTGTTCTGCTTCTCGCAAGTCTCTTGTGTATTGTGCTTTAAATGCTAAAAAGTCTACCCACCCATGAAGTCGCTGCTTATTGAGCATAAATTTAAGGTCTGCTTCTTGTCTTGCAAGAGCCTCTTTGGCTTGGAAAGCTTCTAGGACATTTCCAGTACCAGTAGAAACTTGTTTTTGAATTGCTTTCTCAGCACCAAAGTATTTACCTAGTGCTGCACCTGCGTCTGCAATCTCTTTTCCATTGGAAAGGGTAGTTTTAATTACCTTGAAGGCAGCGTTAGCTATCATAAGCTCTGCTAGCATATCCACAACCTCTGAGAATAATTATGTTGAATTAATTGGTAAGGAGCCTTTGGAGGCTGAACTGGGGTATATGATTGAAGTCGGTACTCCACTTGAACTTCTGCTACTTGCACTTGACCTTGTGGTGCTGCGATAAGAGCAGCGTGAGCAGGGTATAGCTCAAGTGGAGACGACCACACTATTCACACTCTTTAATAACCATACTTTGACATTGTTTTCTTAGCTGGCTTTTTCTTAACTGCGCTAGGTTTAGCTGCGTATGCTGCTGCTGCTTTCTTACCTGTTTCGGTATAGGGAAACTTCTTTCCTTTTACGTTTGGCATTGTTACTTCCTTTTCTTCGCTGTTTTGGCTGATGTTTTAAAGTCCATAGCAGTTGGTGCGCCTTTCGCACCCACCTTCTTCATGGTCTCTCCCGATCCTGCTTTAATCCTTTTTTGTTTAGCGTTTATGTTTGAGTACAACCCCACGATCACCTCCTCACCATTTTACTTTTGCAGACCAAAAGGCCGCACTAGTTTTACCTTTAGCAATGTTTTTTGCGTGTCTAGCTTTGAAAGATTTGCGCTTTGCTGTCATCTCTTTCGATTCACCTGGCTTTGGTTTACCGGCGGTAGATGCGCCTTTTTCCCCAAAGCGAATCATTCTGTCTTTCCCGTTATCTTTAATAACAACTACATGGGATTTATTACCTTTGGCTGATGCTTTAGGTTTGTTGTACCCATCGAACCTTTCGCCCCCATAAAGTAATGACATAATTTATCCTATGCGTTCAGCGCATCAATCTGTGCTTGTAGTGCTGCAATCTCTGCTACCTTTGGGTCAACCCAACCAGCCACGTTGCCCCAAGAAGTCCCATCAAAAGTGTGCTTTCCACCTTGCCAACCATCAGGTGCGGTTACACCTGTGTGAATCGTTGAATTGCCACTATTCATATCACCGATAATAAAGTCGGGTGTAGTGATATTGTCGGAAGAAGCAGTCAGCGTTACATCGTCTTCAAATGTGTAGGCACTGACGTTGCCTGAGTTAAATGTAATTGTTTGCATTGGTAATCCTCTATGGCGCAGTGGGCCAGTTAATCGTTGTTGGGAAGTCTGATTGTGCTGGCAGATTTCTTAGTAAAGTGCGGTACGCTGTCATTTCAGTAGTCATTGTCACATCAGAATTCGCAGTCCAATCGGTAGCTGCGAGTAGATCATTACGCTCATCTCTAGCCTCTGCTGCTGCACGATCATCTGCCTCTGCTGCCCATGTTGCTTCTTCTGCGTCACAGGCTGTTTCTTCTGCTGCTGTGAAGGGTACGTTTCCTTCGGATGTTGCATGGTATCTAGTCATAATGTTTATCCTTATTTGGCTATGCCGTAAAGACGGAAAGTGCCTTTTGTAAATGTCCCACCTGACGGGAAGAATCTTATTCCAGTCATTGGCCCCGTTCCAGCACCACTATGCCGAGCCGCACCACTATTGGTTACAACTCTATTACTGCTATCTACATAAACGCCTTGCCACTGTATCCTGTGTCGGTAAGTTGTCCTTGGATTAGAAGGGTCTTGGATATAAAAAATACCGTCAAATCCACCCTCGACAGTAGAATTGGTTATGCCATTAGTTATTCTAATATGAGCTTCTGACGCTGCTGCTGTTCCAGCATAACTAGCGGTATTAGAACGGGAAGCTTGGTAATGATAACTGTAGGAATTACCATTTTGTTTATACACACCTCCCAATTTTAGTCGAGCTTTAATGAATTCCCCATTACCTGACATTTGCAAATTCGTAGCATAAATTACATAAGCGTCATACGTGCTATCAAAAGTAGTCTCCATATCTAGTGTAGATGAATTAGAAGCGGTAACAGTAGACAGTAAAGTCAGACCAGCAGGAGCAACAGTACCCCAACTTGCAGCACTACCATCAGTCGTTAGAAACTTACCAGTGTTGCCTGTCTGACTTGGTATCTCGTCTGGAGTAGCTAACCCATTCAACAACAGGCTTGTCGCTGAGACTGCTTCACCAGCAAGTACAGTATTAGCGTTAGAAGTGGT